TGATCTTATAACGAAACCCGATGAATGTGTTGACTTTTGATTTGCCTTCCCTCCTTCCTAACCGCCAACGGCTCGCCATTATGGTAATTTCCGGGCGCTTCAGGATGGACTTATTGAAGAAATTGAAAGCCAATGTACCTGTCGAGAAAGCCCTAATGTATGGTGTGGCTGCCGTTTTGTGTGCGGCCATGTCTCGAAAGATGAGACTGAGTTTGCGGAGTACCGCTTCCAGTCTGTGTGAACGCGTCAGCCGACGGCCTGCCATTGAGTCAGACGTTGTGCGAGACGCTTTCACAAATATTAGTGTGGAACCCGCGCCTACTGTCGCGGGCCACACACACGCCAATGCCGCAGCACTGCGTAACAGCGCAACCACGTTCGTAAATTCCCTTGCAAGATATTGTGGGGGAAGAACCTACTTCGTTCAGATGTCGAAGTCGGATCAGCGCCGTGGTTACGTTGGCAGTCGTGAGTGGCATTGGGCAAAGGATGTAAATGCAGACAATTGTCTGGATAATCTTGAACCACACGATATTCTTTTCCTCTGTGATGTCGACTATTATGTTGACATGCCCAGTTTTCTGGGAAAACATGCAAAGCCCGTTCTCTTGTACACGTCTGTGCCCGAGGAAGCGGTTAGCAATGGGGAGAATGATACGTCTTTTTGCTTTAATGCGCTTGGCGAATTGGAAACGAGCGTAGCCGGTGGAGGTTTCTACAAGCACAAACTTTGGAATTATGCCGCTGATAGTGTCATTGCTTTTGACCACTTCTGCGGGGTTCCAATTGGTGCTACTGTGTTCTCCGTAGAACGCAAACAGGTAGGACGGCATCGACAGCTCGTTCTCTTCGCACCCATTCGTGAGTTTCGGGGCCCCGCAGCATGGCTGGCGGCTTGTCTCCTTAACTCCCCAAGGGTTGAGAGGTTTGATCCGCTTTGCACTGCAAAAGACGGAAGTAAATTCGTGAGGTTCGCGAACCAAACCCGTGAACGCAAAGTGTATACCACTGCGCGTCCCGGTAGCATGGTCTGTGCAACTGTAGATGCTTCCATAGACGACGTCATCGCCACCGTCGCTCGATTGGGATCACAAAATCTACAGTTGCCGACAGCGGCAAGCTGGATTAAGAATAATCGGGCTGCTGCTGCTGTTTTGACAGATTACCATCGTGTCTGCACACCACATTCTATGCCCACGGTCTATCCGGTTGAGTTGGGCGTCCGCGCTTATCAGTATCGAGCCAATGAGTATGATGCTGAAGCGCGACCTAAGTTGCAAGCGTTCATGTCCCCCGTAGTACATGGAGCGTTTGTTCCCGTGCCCAACAAAGCCGCTGAGGAAAGGTGCGTCGAAGGCAGAATCAATAAATTGAAGAAACCTGAGCCTCGCTCGCACCGCTTCCGTGACCAATGCATAGACGAGTTTGCTGAACTCGTTGTGCGTGGCGTGATCCTTGAGCCAGTTTGCTATGAGGTGGTGGACCGCAAGCAAACCAGTGCTGCCCAGAAGACTTCGTTGAGACGTGCCGTTGTCCATGGTGATTTTCGTCAGCGCATTCTTAAGTGTTTCATTAAATCAGAAGCATATCAGGATGTTAAAGACCCGAGGAACATCAGTACGTATAACGACGCTGATAAGCTTGACATGGCAATGTTTGCCTTGTCGTTATCAGAGCATTGTAAGCAGTTTTCTTGGTACGGGCCTGGCAAGACCCCACGCGAAATAGCTACTCGCGTGGCGGAGATATGTGTCGATGCCGAATATGTGAATGTATCTGACTATCATCGCATGGATGGCACGATTTCATATACCCTGCGCCAGGTTGAACGGGCGATTTGCATGAAGGCCTTTGCAAATCACCGCACTGTGTTGAACGAATTATTGAAGAATAATGTCGACAACAAAGGAATTCTGCCTTACGGAACAGAATTCGATCAAGGATCGTCTCACGGATCAGGCTGTTCTGCCACCAGCCTGTTCCAAACCCTCCGCGCTGCGTTCACTAGCTACCTTGCGTTCAGGAACAAATCCACGCCCGGTGGGAACAAATACAGCAGCATCCAAGCATTTGAAGCCCTCGGAATTCACCTCGGTGACGATGGTCTCGATGCTGACTTGCCCGCTGCATCCCACCGGTGGGCGGCCGATAAAGTTGGACTCATCCTCGAGGCCTCTATTTTACACAGAGGCGATAGAGGCGTCAATTTCTTGGCACGCATCTATTCACCAGACGTCTGGGAAGGCGCTCTTGATAGTATGTGTGACACGAGAAGACAGCTGTCCAAGTTTCACACTACGGTCCGCCTACCTTCTAACATTACGCCTGAACAAAAGCTTGTCGAAAAGGCAATGTCGTATGTGGCTACCGATGCCAACACCCCCGTCATCGGGGAGTTTTGTCAACGCGTGCTACTGCTGTCATCCTATCGCCCCAAACGCCTTCTTGGGCTCGGTAATTGGTGGTGTAAGTTCGAACAGTCTGCCCAGTTCCCCAATGAAAATGTTGGAGGATGGATGGATGTGGAGTTTGAGCTATCACTACCTGAATTCGACAGAACTCAGTTCAATGATTGGTTGGCTACCTGCAAGACGGGAGCGGAATTGCTTTCGCCTCCGCTTTGTGAGCCACCCCGACCAGCAACAACGCATGGCGTTGATGTCGTGGTCGATGCGGATACGTTGTCATGTAACCACGAAGAGAACCGCACCGAACCAGTCAGGCGTCGGACGAGACGTAAACAACAACAAC